AACTTGGCATCAAGATTCAGACTGTAAAGAATCGGGCCGCTCGAATGCGAAAGGCCCATGAGTATGACGAGAAGAAACCAAAGGTCATACATAGAGGCGGTCCATCCGCCAGCTACAACCTGATGTCGGAGGTTGATCAGAAGTTCAAAGGCGATATGTCGCCAGAGGAGTGCATCAAAGAGCTTCGGAGAGTGGCGGAAGAATACCCTGACCAGGTGATCACACGAAATTTCTTCCGCGTCAACGGCAACATCGCAGAATCAGTCTGGAACGGCCACTTCGGAACCTTTGAGGAGTTCAAGCGCCAGGCCAACATCAAGATTTCCAGAGGCGCTCATGCAATGGAGCGCAAGGTAGCCATCCACGCCAGCCGTGACGTGTATCGGCGTATCGGGGAAGAACGAGAAGGACACGAAAAGACTTACATCAGGGACAACGGCAAGAAGTATAAGACAATCCTCGTTGGCACTGACCTCCACGATATTGAATGCGACCCGTTCTGGCTGAGAGTCTTCGTCGAAACCGCCAAACGAGTCCAGCCTGATGTCATCTGCCTGAACGGTGACATATTCGATCTTCCAGAATTTGGAAGGTACAACGTAGACCCTCGCGAGTGGGATGTCGTAGGGCGCATCCAGCACGTCCACGAGGAGATTCTCGCACCGCTGCGTGAGGTGGCCCCTGACGCGCAGATAGACTTTATTGAGGGCAACCATGAGCGTCGGCTACTTATCCACTTGGCGGACGCTACACCGGCTCTCAGAGCGGTTCTGGCTGACCTGCACGGCCTGACTGTCTCCCAACTGCTGGGTCTGGACCGTTTCGAGGTCAACTATGTCGCCAAGGGAGACCTGGCGGCCACCAACAAGAGGGATATGCAACGTGAACTCGAGAAGTCCTATAAGAACTATTGGGATTGCTTCCTCGCCCACCACTTTCCTCACGCTCGTAGCATGGGAGTGCCTGGATGGAACGGTCACCACCATAGTCACAAGTTATGGCAGCAGTACAGTCCTATCTACGGCCCCTATGAGTGGCACCAGATAGGCGCGGGGCATCGTCGCCAAGCTGAATACTGCGAGGGAGAACGATGGGCCAATGGTTTCCTGTTGGCCTCGTGCAACATCGAAACGAAATCTACAATCATGGACTATGTTCAATTGACAGACTTCGCCGTGGTAGCAGGAGAGTTCTACTACCGCACGAAGAATGAGGGGTCAGGGAATCCTGGCGTTTGGCCCGGTAGGTAGTTTACAATAACCACCGGGAGTTTATTTTGGAGAAAGAGCGATGCAAAAACTGATCGGACTGGCAATGTCTGCCTTGGGACTAACCGCGTTAGTTGCTTCTTTTGCTATCACGATAGCAGAAGCAGCACCTGTAGGGCAGTTCTCGGCAACGGCGCCAACATCATACGAGAATGGTGCGGGTATTGACCCGACTGACATTCTCACTTACAAGGTCTACTGTGGTACTCAGCCGGGCGTGTACGATTTTGTCTACGACGCACCTGATCTGACGACTGCTGGGGCCTCTGTAGATGTCCAGACCTGTGTTCAGGGTACACCTGGCACCTACTACTTCGTAGCGACGGCAACTAGCACGTTGTACGCCACGGAGTCAGTGTTCAGTAATGAGGCTACGCGGTTCTACACCGCAAATGATTTGGGCAATGTTCCCAATGCGCCGGTTCTGTTCACGGTTCAGTAGTGTTTGGGGGCGACTGTTACTGTCTCTGACGGTGGCAGTCGCTGTCTCGTCCTGTAGTGGGGGCGAGGGTACGCAGGGCTTTGCTGGTAGAGGCGCTCCCGCAAATTGCATAGCGATTTTGACTTGGGAGGCTCCGACAGAGCGATTGAATGGAACTCCGCTGGCATTGCAGGAACTTGAGAAGTTCACGATTTATGCAGCGCAGGCTCCAGAAGTTCACTATGACAAGCGGCTGTTTGAGATTGACATAGCAGACGTTTTCATGACGACATACGAGGTCAGGGACCTGAAGAACGGAAGCTACTGGTTCTACATGACAGCAACCGATACTCAGGGAAACGTGTCCACGTATTCCAATGTGCAGCAGAAGGTCTGCAACCAGGCTTAGACAAGGAGGTGCAGTATTAGCTCTCACGCAAGCAAACTGATTCCAAAGGGCGGCTTCAAGAAGCCCGACAAGAGAATCCGACCGCAGCAGACACCCACTTCGGGCAGTCAGAAGAAGAAGGCCCCTCACAAAAAGTGAGAGTCTGCGGAAGAAACCCTTTTCAAAACAGGCCACTAGGTTTTCCTAGTGGCCTTCTTCGTTCCAGAGGAAGCAATGGGAAAAAAGCACCGGGCCAAGCGGCCAGATGATCTTTACCATGTCGAGTTCTACCAGCAGGAGAATATGAAAATAAAAGACACCCTCCAGGCCAAGAGTAAGAAGCAAGGCCATTACATTTCATCCATTGATCGCAACGTCCTGACGTTTGGACTTGGCCCAGCAGGAACGGGCAAGACATACGTCGCAGCAGCCAAGGCAGCAGAGGCCCTGGTGCAGAAGCGCGTCTCCAAAGTGATCGTCACGAGGCCCGTAGTCGAAGCGGGCGAGAGCCTTGGCTTCCTGCCAGGCGAACTCGAAGAAAAGTTTGATCCGTACTTCAAACCCGTCCGTGCTGTGTTCGAGAAGCACATGGGCAAGGGTCGAACTGAGTATTGCCTCAAGCATGGTGTGATCGAGGTCCTGCCGCTGGCGTACATGCGAGGCCATAGCTTTGAAGACTGCTTCGTGATCTTTGACGAGGCCCAGAATGCTACAGAGGTGCAGATGAAACTCTTCCTCACCCGTCTGGGCAACGACAGCAAGGCTGTGGTCAATGGTGATCTGCGCCAGCGTGATATTGTTCGCGCAAGAGGTCTCGAGGACGCTCTGGATCGACTCTGTGACGTACACGGTGTCGGTTGCGTGGAGTTCACACGGGCAGATGTGGTTCGCTCAGGCTTCGTTCAGGACGTAGTGGATGCCTACGAGTCGAATCATCAACCCATCGCTATAATGTCCAAATGGAGACATCTTATTGGACATACCGACCAGCAGCAGCCAGCCTACACATACAGCGGCTGAGTGATCTACAATGGGACCTTGAGGTCCTGAAGCACATCCCAGAAAACCTTCGTCAGAATGAGGCAGAACTCTTTCTGACGAAGGACTGGGACTATCGCGAACTGCACCCAGCCAAAGCCACCGCCCTGTACGCTCATTGTTATGGGCAGACATTCATGGAAGCTGTGGCCAGGCGGGATGGCAGCACCCACAATGCCCAGCCGTTCAAGAGCGACATCTGGAACCCCTTTGACGAAGCTCCTGTCAGGGCCAGGGCGTTCTGGAAAGGTCGCCAACTCTGCGATGAGGCTGGAATGCCATACGAGTTCTACATGGGAATGTTTTTCAGCATTGCAGAGGACTATTTCGAGGACTTGCCAAGGCCGCAGGAACTCTATCGAAAGTTTGAGGCGGCTAAGGTGCTGGACGTTTGGGATGGGATGGAAAGCATAGGTATGATCCGCTACCCCGATTCTGAAACTTACAAGCTGCGATATAATTGGAGCAACAAGCCATGCCAAGTCGCGTGGGAGGACTACTTCATCGAACGGATGATGCTCAAGCCAGCAGACGTTAGAAGGATTGCAGTCGAAACCAATCGCGATTATATTAGGGACGAAACCGCCAGGTTGCTGGTGGAATAACACAACGGAGCGTGACATGAAAAATGATCTGAGAGAGGCTCTTGGAGCCGATAGTAAGGGGCGAGTTCAGGCGGTCGAGCGCAAGACCATACGAGCAAAGAAGCCACGCCAAAAGAAAGAGGGCCACGACGAGCTTATCGCAAGGCTCGCACCAGTGGGGACCGAAATCACAATCTTCCTGATGTCTGGCGATGCCATCACCGGCAGGCTGCACAGCAGCGACCGCTTTACCATCAGCGTATGCGAGACTCTTCCTGACAGCCCGGAAGAGTTCATCACGGACGATGACTCTCCCGTCATCATCTTCTATAAGCACTCAATCGAGGGCTTTCGACTCAAGGTTATTGGTGACAAAATCGACAGGAAGTAATTGTGGAAGAGGTCAAATACGAATTCGATGACGAATTCCAGACCTGCGTAGCCGCTCTACTTCTTCGTGATGTCGATTTCTGCATCAGAACGGATGGACTGATCCGACCAGAGTACTTTGCGAATGAACTGGAAGGCTCTCTGGTTGCCTTGTGGCAGGATTATTTCTCCACGTATCGCAGGCTCCCAGACAACCCTGGAGTCGTCAAAGAGGTCATCAAAGATGGCCTTGCCAAGTCTCGCATCAGAAAAGACCTGCTGCCAGAGGTCAAGGACAAGCTGACCGAGTTACGCACTGTGGTCATTGCTGACCGTGACTTCATCCTCGACAAGTGCGTGGAGTTCGCCAAGCATCAGGCTCTGAGTCAGGCCATCTTCGCGTCTGTCGATCTGATCGAACGAAAGAAGTTTGAGGATGTGGAGAAGCTGGTACGCAGAGCCAACGAGGTGGGCGCTGACGACACCTTGGGGGTCTATGACTACTACGACGAGTCTGCTGGGAGAAAATCGCTCAGGGACGATCTGGTGGCTGGTAAGCTGGTACACGATGGCATACCTACGGGCATAGATGTTCTGGACAAGTTGCTCTACCACAAAGGCTGGGGCAGAAAGGAACTGACCGTCATCATGGGTGGAGCCAAGTCAGGCAAGACCACCATGATGATCGACACGGCTCGAGCCGCCTGTCTCTATGGGCGCAACGTCTTATACGTGTCGCTGGAAGTGGCCTCAAAGATCATCGCAGAACGGCTGGATGCCAACATCGCAGAGATACCCTATTCAGAGTT